CAGGGGCGCCGCGTCAACCATGAGGAGAGACTGAAATGGCATCGAAACCGCACAGCGACACCGAAACGATCCATCACACCGGGCGGTCGAACAGCGTCACCGGGGCGGCGTTCGTATCCCCGCGCACGACCGAGGAACTCACGCAAATGGCGGCGGGCTCGGTCGGCGCCCAGATCATCCTCGATTACAACGGCTCGGGATCGCTTGGCGCGCGTGGTGGCGCGGGCGCGACGATGGAAGAGAACACCGCCGCCAGGGACGCGCACTATGTGGCGCTCGGCCTCGACCCGGTCGCGCCCTCGGGGCCGCCCACGGCGCCAGACCCAGCGGGGGCTGTCAGGGCCGCCGGGGCGCCGATGGGCCGCGCCACGCGCATCTCCAGCCTCGCGGCGGGCATCATCACCGGAGATCCCGGCACGACGCCGCCGCCACCCGGCAACGGAACTGGCGGCACGACGGCACCGGTCAACCGGGACGTGCCCCACGTTGGCCAGTCGGGCGATACGCTCAACTGCACAATGGGTAATTGGGAGGGGGAACCCACGAGCTACGGATACCAGTGGAAGATCGATGGGGCGGTCGCGGGCACCGATAGCGCGACCCACACGGTCACGGCCGCCGACGTCGGCAAGGCGGCGACGTGCGTGGTGACGGCGACGAACGCGCATGGCTCGACGGCCGCGCCGCCTTCGAACGACGTCACGATCGCCGACCCGGCCACGGCGGGCGGACAGTCGCGGTCGAAGAAGTAAGTAGATAATAACTATGTCCGATCTAATCACACATGTTATAATAACGAAGCCCGGCGGCGCGCGAACGCCACCGGGCTTCTCACCCTCACCACTCATGCAAGGAGCGGTAATGGCTAAGCCACGTTTAGACGATTGGCCCTCAGCGGAGCAATTCCGCGTCATGTTGGACTACGATCCTGACACCGGTATTTTGACCTGGCGTCATCGGCCAGATCGCCTTGTGCAATGGAATGCGAAATGGGCAGGGAAACAGGCCGGAACATTTGACGACGGCACCGTAACACTACGGATAAAACGAAGGCCGTATAAAGCCCATAGAATTGCGTGGTTGTTGGTTCATGGGGAAATCCCGGAAGCCGACATTGACCATATCAATGGTGATTGGCGGGACAATCGCATTGCGAATTTGAGGCTTGCTTCGCGGTCTCAGAATAATTGGAATGCCAGGCTGGCGAAGAACAACACATCTGGGTTCAAGGGAGTCACCTGGGATAAGAAGGCTGAATGGTGGAAGGCTCAGATCCATTACGACAAATCCCCGCACTTCCTGGGGTATTTTAAAACGCCAGAACAGGCTCATGACGCTTACCGCGAAGCAGCTATCCGGCTTCGTGGTGAGTTTGCGAGGCTCAAGTGACAATCAGTGTTTCTGAGTTGGCCGAGCGGGTGCTGCGGCGTCTCAACGTCACCGTGGTGCCGATCGACGATAGTCCGCAGTTCAACGAGCGGGTGCCGGCCGCCACCATCGCGACGATGGCGCTCGTGGAGCTTGGCGTCATCGCCTCGGACGAGCCGCCGATCGCGTCCGACCAGACGTTGGCGCTCGACAAGCTGCTGAGCGTCCACGCGGCCCTCGACGCGCAGCGTCTGGTCTGGTGGGACAGCAGCGCCATCCCGCGCGCGTTCGTCGAGGACTACACAAAACTCACGGCGGCGCAGGCGGCGTCGAGCTTCGGCAAGGCCGTCGATCCGGCCACCGTGGCGCTGTTCGAGGGGCGCGTGCGGCGGGGCGCCATGGGCATCGCCTCGCACGACCTCGCGGTCGAGGCGGTCATGGCGGTGCACACCGACCTCGTGGCCAAGGGCATCGCGCGGTGGACGAGCATGGACATCCCCGAGATGGCGGCGGGATCTTATGAGGTTCTGGCGGCCGCCGACCTCGCGCCGAAGTTTCCCCCCGCTGAAGTGAAACCGAACGAGGTCGCCCAGGCCATGCGGACGCTGTTCACCGTCACCGCGCTGCCGACGTCCGGCGAGCGGGTGGTCGCGGAGTACTTCTGAGATGGCATACAAACTCCAGTATTCCGACTATGCGACCGGAGGCGGCGAGCAAATCCCCGGACCCAAAGGCGATCCAGGCCCCAAAGGCGATAAGGGCGATAAGGGCGATCCCGGCGCGGTCGGACCTTCGGGAATGGGCGGCGCCATCAGCGTCAAGGACTTCGGCGCCGTGGGCGACGGGGTCACGAATGACGCGCCCGCGTTCATGGCCGCCCTGGCCGCCGTGGCGAGTGGTGGCGAGGTCGTGGTCCCGGCGGGGATCTATAATCTCACATCCGCGCTTTCGTCGGTCGTCACCGGAGGGGTCTCGTTCGTCGGCGCGGGCAGCGGCGTGACGACACTGAGTTTCTCCGGCAACACGAACGGCCTTTCGTTCACGCTGGCGGCATCGACAAACAATAACGTCCACGTCAGCGGATTGACGATCAAACGCGCCGTCGCGGGGGCTTACACCAATACCGGGCTGTCCATCACTTGCACGAACCCGAACGCATTTCGGAACGGCCTGACCACCATCCATGATGTCGAGATGATCGGCGCGTGGCTGCTGGGCATCAATCTTTGCATATCCATATGTTCCCTGGATCATGTGGCTGTCGGCATGGCGAACGCGACGGGCTCTGGCCCAGGAACCGGCATTCAGGTCGCCGGGTTGGATACCTCGAACTACACGACCAGCGTAACACTCAATGACGTATCAACGATCGGCGGTCAGAATGGGTTCTTGATCGGGAGTTGGGTGCAGGGTGTCTTCGTCTCCAACAGCAACTTCATTGGTAACGATTACGGTTTGCACTGGGCGGGCGTGAGTGGTCACGCCGATCTTTATCTGGCGGTCAGTAGCACGCACTTCAACTCAGGCACGCGTGGCCTGCTCGCCGATAACGCGTTGTCACCACAGATCGTCAACACATATTCGTTGCACTTCAACATCCCGTCGATAGATGGTCAGTGGATCGCGTTTGAGTTGCGTGGCTCATGGGGCGGGTTGCTGTCCAATAACTCCGTTTTCGCCGCCGGAACCGGATCGGAACACGCTGTTCTTCTGAGCCTGGGGACTGACTGCACGATCGTCGGCAACTTCATCAACAATACCGCGAACGCGGGTATCTTCGTGTTGGGCACTACAAACACGCTCATCTCTGGCAACATCGGCACGCTGCCAGCCGGGCAACCTCTGACGCAATACTCCAGCCGCGTTGCGTCCAATCAGGAATACGGCAACCAGATCAATGGCGTGCCGGACATCAATGTTGACGGAACCGGCAGTCTGACGGTCAAGGGCGACATCACTTCCACCAACGGCCGGATCAATTCCACTGTTTACACATCCAATGGATTTCAGGTGCTTGGCGCGCGTATCACAGGCTGGGGCGTCAGTACGGGCGGCGCGCGTGGTCCGATCACGGCGGGTTCGACTCTGCCACAGGTCGCCGCCGCGCTGGCGCAACTTCTGACCGACCTTGAGACACACGGGATGATCACGGGATGACGGAGTGAGAACATGATCATTGAAATCCTTTTCGTTGTCGTTATGTTCTTGTGGCTGCTCACGATCCTGCCGCTGCCGCCGATGGCGCCGTTCGCGCCCTCCAATGTGTTCTTCGCGTTCGTCGCGGTGCTGCTGTTGGGGTTGTTCATTTTCCTGCCGGGGATACGGTGAGCGATGACCACCCTCGCCCTCTCGCTGCCGCTCGACCGCGTCTCGCCCGTGCGCGTGCCGACGCGCGATCTCGTCCTGGGCGGCACCGATAGCGTCACGCTGCTCGTTTCAATCGTTGATCGCGACAGCCCCGACGCGCTGCCGATCGAGCTGTCCGGCGGCATCGGCGGCCCGGCGGTCTCGATGTTCGTGTGGCCCGACAGCAGAGGGTGCCATGGTCCGAACTTCGGCGGCTGGGGGTGCGACTGGGATTATGGCTGGGGCGGCTGGTACGGGGCGGCCCCGGCGCTCTGGACCGGCTTCGCCACGCTTGACGACATGACCACCGGCACGTTCGCCATCAAAGTCCCGGCCGGCACGATGAGCGGTTGGCCGCGCCGCTGCCGCTGGGTCATCTTCTTCGACACCGATGGCGGCGGCGAGGCCGAGTTGCTGGCCGAGGGCCGCCTGCACATTCGTCCGATGCTCTCGCGGGCGATCGATCCGCTGATCGTGCTGACAGACCCGAACCCGGCTGTGCTGACCGATCCGAACGCCGAGGCCATTTTTCTCACGGGCTCGTCCTCGTCGGCTTTCCTCGGCCCCGCCGGCACCGCCGGGTTACCGGTTGCCAGCGTGACGACGCTGGGCGGCATCAAAACAGACGACGTCACCACCATGGTCGATCCGGGGACCGGCGTATTGACCACCATCGCGAGATTGGGATGAGAGCATGAGCGTCACGACAGGCACGTTCCCCGGCATCCGCATCTTCGACATGCCTGACCTGGGGATCATGAGCGACACGTCGTCGGTCGTCGGCGAGCGTGCCGGGTCGGGGCGGTTCAGCGCGCAGGCGATGCGCGACTACGTGACGAAGAGCTTCATGATCGCGACGATCGCCGCGTTGCGCTCCCTGGCCACCGGCTTTCCGGCTGTTTTCGTTCAGGGCTACTACGCCAGCGGCGATGGTGGTGGCGGCTATTACACCATCGGCCCCACTGGCGCGGACAATGGCGGCTCGGTCATCGTGTCGGCGGCCGGAACCTATCACCTCCAGACCTACGGCGCGCCGGTCTCGGTGCGGCAATTCGGCGCCAAGGGCGACGGTTCCGCCGACGACACGGACGCCTGCCAGCGTGCCCTGGACGCCTCGCTCGCCGTCGTGTTTCCGGGCGGTCCGAATGGCACCGTCGCCACTTACAGGATCGTGGGGACGATCTGGCCGAGAGCCGGGCACACGATCCGAGGCGACGGCGCCGGTATCACCACGCTGTCACAAGCGCAAAGCGGCGCCTACACGATATTCTGTTCCGCCGTCGCGAAGACGCTTGGCAACATCCTGATATCCGACCTCACGATCAAAAGCGGGGTATCGGGTGTTCAGGGTATCGCGGTCGTGCTGTTCACTGATGTCACGATATCCAACATTCAGTTCGTTGGTTGCGAAAGCATCGCCGTGCATATCGACCGGGGTTATTTCATCCTCGTCGAGAATTGCGTGTCCGTCCCAAATACGGCGTTGGCCCACAAAGCGGGAGGTTTCGAGGCGATCAGCAGCGACGAGGACAACTATGTGTTTTACCCGATCCTGCGCGACTGCCGGGTTCACACGACGGAGGAAGAGGTGCCAGGGGGCGACGGCATCGGCGCCACGTCGCCCTGCGTGCGGTTCCATCGCGTGATCGGCGGCCTGATCGAGAACTTTGTCGGAGAGCGGTTGGATCGTCCCCTGGCCGCCTCGCCCCAGGTCGCCGGGATCGTGCTGGAAAACGACTGCCAGGGCGTCAAGATCAGAGGCGGGGTGACGTATGGCGCGCATTTCGCGATCGGGCTGATCCGTTCCGCCGCCGGTACGCACAACAGCACCCCGTCGTTCACCGTGATCGATAATCACGACATCGACTTCTTTACCGGTGCCGGCATTCTCATCCTGGCGCCGGACGGCTCGGTATCCGTGGACAATATCATCACGAACTGCCTGCTCACGGCGCCGCAGGGCGGGGCCTATTGCATAACCGCTGAGAATTGCATGCGGCTTACGATCAAGAACAACAATTGTGACCAGTATCTCGACCAGGGCGGTTACGGCATCCAGATCTCGAAGACCAACACGGCGCTGATCACCGGCAACATGCTGACCAATTTCACGACGGCATTCGGCATGGTGCCTCCGTCCGGGGGTTCCGGTGGGTGCGTCAACGTGCAATTCACCAACAACACCGTACAAAACAACGTCAACACCATCGTGGGCGATCTGAGCGGATCGGGAACCGGAACGAACCTGATAAAAGACAATGTCGGCGCCTCCACATGGTCGCTCCCGCTCACGACGCCGCCCATTCCTCCGAGCACGACCTACATCCAGAACACGACGGGCTTCGACGTGATGGTGTATGTGTATGGCGGCGACGGCGTCACGATCGGCGTGAATGGGCGCCCCACGGGTATCCTGTTCAGCCCTCTTGGCGCCGAACCGAAGGGCGGCAGTGCGTTCGTGCCCGCCCAGGCAACGGTCGGTGTGGCCTATGACACGAGCACCGGCTTCCCGGCACCCACCTGGGTCTGGCTGCCTGTCTGATGTCCGATAGCGCGACGCTCCAGGCACTACAGCAGGCGCTCAAACCAAAGGGCGGGATGCAGCGCATTCCGTTCCCGCTGGAGAGCTATGAACATCCAAGTCTGCCGTTGGTCTCCAAGCGCCTCATCAACCTGATGAGTGAGCAGCAGCCGGCCGACGCGCTCACCGCCGCCGCGCTGGTCTCGACGCCGGCCCTGGTGCCGTATCTCGTGGTCGGCACCGGGCCGATCCTGGCGATGAACGACGACATGGTCGGCGTCGTCTATGTCGTCAGCGGAACGAAGTTCTACCGCGTGCGGTTTCCGGGCGGCGCGCCGGCCGTGGAGATGCTCGGGGACGTCGGCACCGCCAACGCCGGCTCGTCGCCCTGGAACTCCTTCCCGACGATCGCGGCGGGGCCAACGGCGGCGGTGGTCTGCGTGGCGCCCAATGCCTGGACATGCGGGCACTTCCCCGGCGATCCGCTGAACCAGATCACCGACCCCGACTTCCCCGGCGCGTCGTCTGTTTGTTACGTCGATGGGTATTTCGCGTTTTCCTCAACGGGCGACACGGCGAAGTGGTTCATTTCGCGGCTGCTCAACCCGTCCGATTTCGACGCCCTGGACTTCGTATTTTCCGATGCGACACCGAATATCATCCGCCGGGTGATCGCGCATCGCGGTCAGGTCTGGACGATCGGCGAGAACGGTTTCGAGGTCTGGTATGACAGCGGCAACGCGGATTTTCCGTTCCGGCGCGTGATCGGCGGGGTGATCAATGGGGGCACCGGCTCGCCGCAATCGGTCTGCCGCGCCGACAGTTCGGTGTGGTGGGTTGGGCTCGACGGCATCGTCTACCGAGCGAACGGTTACAGCCCGAAACGGATATCGACGCACGCGATCGAGGCCATTGTCGGCGTGCAGTCGATCGGCCTCGTTGGCCTCACACATTCTTATCGCGGGCATATTTTCTATTGCCTGACCACGGCGGACAACCGGACGCTCGTTTATGACATCGGGACCGGCGTCTGGCACGAACGATCGACCAGCACCAACGGCTCCGGGCCATGGCGGGCGAACACCGCCGCCACCGACAACAACTCGCTCCATTTGTTCGGGGACCGCGCCTCCGGGCAGCTCTACACGCTGGCGATGGCCGCGAACGACGCGGGCGTGGCGGTCATCCGGCAGGCGACGTTGCCGCCGCTGGTCGTCAGCAGCGTCCGGGGCGCCCGCGCGTTCTGCGGCCGGGTCGAGGTGGAGATGGAGGTCGGCGGCGCGCAAACGCCGGGACCGGTGCTGCTCCAATGGTCCGACGACGGGGGACGCACCTTTAACGCGGGACGCACCATGTCGGCCGGCGTCTCCGGCGACTACCGCCACCGGGTGTTCACCACGCGCCTCGGCTCGTTTCGTCAGCGTGTTTTCAGGCTCACGGTTCATGGACTTTGCAGGCTATACGCGATGGATGCCGATATCACGCCGGGAGCGCACTGATGGCTGTCGTGCCCATGTTCACACCGGACGAAGTCGCGGCCATTCGTGCGTATTGCGAGGGAGAGTTGCGCGACGAGGTCGCCAGCATCGACGTCGCCGAACGGGATCATGGCGCCTGCGTTGGTCTTATCGTGGAATTGAAGGATGGCCAGCGGGTCGGCTTTGTCGCCGTGGCGAATGGACGTGATGATGCCGACGCGGGGGCACGGTTGGTTAGCCATGTCCGTCGGAGGATGACCGAGCGACAGCCGGGAGCGCACTGATGTCCGCGACCATGACATCGCCCACGCGGCTGGAGCCGCCCGTGCAGGAGCCGATGCTGGACGAGGCCGGCATCATCAGGCCGGTCTGGGCGCAGTGGCTCCAGGCGCTCGCCGACCGGCAGGCGACCGGCAACGCGGGCTCGACCAGGACTGGCGAGGTGATATCGGACGGCTCGGCCGTGATCACGGGGACGTTCGATCCGCCGTTCACGCGGGCGCCGATCATCTCGCTCTACGACGCGGCGAAGACGCTGGTCGCCATCACGGCTGTTGTCGCCAATGCCGTGGGCTTCACCGCGACGGCGCCGATCGCGACGACCGCCTACACCTGGGTGGCGGTCGGATGAGGAACTTCAGACTGATTCACACCGGTCTTGATGTTGCGCCGATCCTCGCGGAACTCGACGCGGTCCCTGAGTGGGGCCAATACGGCGAGCGTAGAGAGCGAGAGGGCACCGCGCACGGAGACCTGATCGCTGACCTGTGGATCAGGTATTTTGCCCACGAAACACTGAAAGAGCCAGCCGATTACAACCGCCCCGGTCAGTGTGTGTTCTATCCAGTGTGGGACAAATTGCCGTCAATCCATCGGCTCACCTGGGGATTGATGGCGTCACAGAGGGCCGTGGAACTCGGCGGCATACTCTGCACACGATTGCCCCCAAATGGTT